CCTTCCATCGGAGGATGATTTACTCCTGTGGAAGATGATTGCGGAGGAATCCGCAATCAGATGTCGCACAAGCACCACCCATGACATTAAAACTGTCATGACACGGTGTGAACACGAGGGGTTCTCGTTTCTAACGATTACCCTAATGAACTTTGGAAAAGATTTCGAAAGAGATCTTGACCAGGGTTTCGTTGCTCCCGACTCGTATGCCGGTTTCCGGCGTCGAGCAGCTCTCCCCCTATTTCTAGGAGGTTTGCTGGAGCTTGTGTTCTGCCGTGATTCTGGTGTTCTACTCAACAGTCCCAGCGTCGACGCAATCAAGGAGATTCGTCAGCTTACGCTGATGTTCTCCAAGATCCAACTCCCGTGCAGCGATGCACGAGAGAAGGCGGCGTACCGGGAGTATGTTGAGTGTGAGAAGGACGTCGGTTTTCGCTATATAGTGGACACCGGTCAATTGGCCGATTTCCGTCGTATAGCGGATTCGCTGTTCGGAGCGATGTGGGAGCAGCTTGATCGAGAGATCGAGCTGAATCCGCCCGTTCCTAAGCACGGTCCAGGCGCTACTGCCGATAAGTTGCGTGGAAACGCAAAGTATCGTCAGATATCCTGGCCCCGTCGGTTGGAGACAAGTTTCCTGATGGAAACGAATCTCCTTCCAAGTCCTGACAACGTCAAGGACTTGGCCGATATTGACGTCCTCGAACCTGGCTCGGAAATTCCCGTTAGGGTAATCTCCGTGCCTAAGACGCTCAAGACCCCCAGAATCATTGGGGTGGAGCCTACTGCTATGCAATACGCACAGCAGGCGCTCCTGCCCGTGATACTGGAGGGAATCCGGGATTTTCATCTCGGTTCCTTTCTCGGATCGGATGACCAAACGCCTAATCAGCGTATGGCTCTTCGAGGGTCACTGAAAGGTGACCTTGCGACGCTAGACCTTAGCGAAGCGTCCGATAGGGTCTCGAATCAGCTTGTACTCGAACTAACTAGCCGATCTGGCTCAATGCGTAGAGCCATACAGGCATGTCGTTCGAGGACCGCTGAAGTTGATGGCAAGGTAATAAAGCGCCTTGCCAAATTCGCGTCTATGGGTTCAGCGCTTACCTTTCCTATAGAAGAGATGGTCTTTCTGACTATCATCTTCCACGGGATCGAGAAAGCGCTTAGCACCCAGATTTCTCCTTCGTTGATCAAATCAATGAAGAAGAAGGTGCGTGTCTACGGGGATGATATTATCATCCCTGTAGAATTTGTGCCCTCCGTCATTGATTCACTGGAGCTCTTCGGAGCAAAAGTGAACCAACGCAAGTCCTTCTGGAACGGTAAGTTCCGGGAATCTTGTGGAAAGGAGTATTATGACGGCCAAGACGTGTCAATCGTCAAGGTGCGCCAGGTACTCCCGACTGACAGGAGGCACGTCGAGGGTGTTATAGCCACGGTTGCCCTTCGTAACCTTCTTTACCAAGATGGTTACTGGACAACCTGCCTGTGGCTAGACGAAAAGATCCGGAAGATACTTAAGTATTATCCGGTAGTCGATTCGTCTTCACCCTTGCTTGGGCGAGAGTCCGTCCTTCCTGGAGCTCGTAAGTTCCAGCCTGGACGTTACTCTCATGACCTGCACCGGCCTGAAGTTAAAGGCTGGTCAGTTCATTCCAAACTCCCTCTGGACACCCTGGAGGGATCAGGAGCTCTGCTCAAGTGTTTCATTATGAGCAAAGGCCGGGAGGATGCGTACGACGATGCGCGGTTAGCGTATCGATTGTCGCACCTCTTTGGTTCTGAGGTCAATGATGATCACCTGAGACGTGCAGGACGTCCCCGATCCGTCGACATCAGATTGGGCTGGAACACCACGTGGTAATTTCCTCGTGGTCACTTCCAGGCACTATGGCCTAAAAGGCCATAGCGGACCCGTGAGGGTCTGGGGGGAGATCCTGGTGTTGCCTCTCTACATTCAAGTGGAGGGGTACCATGGTCTCCAATGAGTATACTCCCGCACAGGGAGGCATACTCGGGAGATG